CTCTGTAGTGTCAACGATCTCACAAGCACCGCCGGTGCAGGCAAAGGCCTGACCAGACTTGGTGTTGTCTTCTAATTCATACTGACTCAGCAGCGTCCAGTCCACGGTGGGCATGGCTGCTGCCAGAGCATCATACTGTTCTGCAGTGATGGCCTCGTACGGAGCCTGCTGGTAGACATGCTCTGCCTTCGGGAGGAAGGACAGACCCTGTGCTACCTTCCAGACGTGATCCTCGTAGAGCTTAGCTCCCAGGGCCATGTACTCGTCAGGCTTGTACGTAATAGTCACCGATGGGTTGTGGTCAGTGTAATACTTCTTACAATCATACCACTTATCCATCTGCAGTTCAGCTGAGGGGTCCCTAACATCACGCTCGATTCCGATAGGGAACTCGAAGACGTAGGTGTTGGCGGGGTTGTTGACACACGGTGCGCCGGGCACACCAGCGTCCATCATCAGCTTGCACATGGGATCCTTCTGGTCCATGCGGGCACGTCGGATGTAGTACTGGCTCCATCGTTCATGGATGCCGGAGCTGCTGTCAACGAGGCACGACACCGTACCGCTGGGCTTGACCGTAGTCACAGCAGCGGGGCGGTTGATGCCCATGAGACGAGAGTACTGATCTGCAACGGCGTTAGCCTTGCTGCGGAACACCTTGTACTCATGGTTGGTGGGCTGGAAGTCAGCAATGCCGGTGAGACTCACGCCAAGCAGCGCCTCCTCCTCGGTGTTGACCTGCCACTGCGGGCGGAGGTACGGGAAGTGAGTGCATGCAGCCTGGATGCAACCAATGATGGTAGCAACCCGGACCTTCTCAAGCACAGTCTCTTCCGTATCATCCTTACGCAGCACCACCTCGGTCAGATTACAGAACTGCATAGGTCGCAGGGTAATCTCACCGCAGGGATTGGTACCGAAGTAATGATTATCATCACGACCAATCTCATGGGAGCAGAGCTGGGCAGCCTGGCGATTGAACACGCCACGCTCACCGGAGAAGCTCCGGTAGATCCTAGTCCACTCGTCCATGAACTCATCCATCTGAGGCTTCTCCTCGTACACTGCGCTGTTGTTAGCGAGTGCCCGGTAGGGATGAGCCTCCCACCAGTTGCCACTCTTGGCGTTGGCCATCTCAGTATCGTGCAGGTCGGACAGGGAGATCATTGCTGATCGCCGCACGCCGCCCACGATGACACTGTTAGCGATGACGCATGCCATGTCGTGGATCTCAATGGCGCGCAGTCTCCGGCCCCTCGCCCCGTAGATAGTCTTCGTAATGAAACGGAGACAATCTTCCAGGGGCTCGGGACCAGACGCACGCCCTCCGAAGGTCTTAAGTCGTGACCCGGCAGGCCTGACGCGAGTCAGGTCCCAGGTCGGGTGCTTACCGTGCAGCAGATCTTGCATGAGGTACTTGACCATGTCGGCCCAGCCCTCCTTGCTATCTTCACACGAGATGACAGCACCTTCGACCCGCTCAATGTCCTGAGGGACGGCGGGCCACTTGTCTACTACTCTCTTCTCTACGCTATAGCCGACGCCGGTGCCGTTCATCAGAACGTACAGGAGTTCAGCCAGTGCGACTGGTGAGTCGAGGTCGAGGTAGGAGCAGTTAAAGATACACACGTTGTCACGGTCAGCCGCAGGGCCAGCCGTCATCAGGGAGCGCATGCTAGGCATCACGTCCCTGTTGTAGACCATATCCTTAATGGAATAGTCCAAGTTATGGAGTCCGTTGCGGGCAGCCTGGGCAGTGAGCCAGTCCCACCAGCGGTCAACGGTCTCGCTCCAGTCTTCTCGCTTCATGGAGGCGTCGTTCCACCTGCTATACTTAGACAGGTGAATAAACTTACTAAATTCATTCCAGTCGCTAGGATACATCGTCAAGTTCCAGTGGATCCAAAGCCACCCGCGCCGCGGGCAGTGGTGGTGAGGTCGTTAATAGAATTCATCTGCTCAGCGCCGCCCTGCCAACAGGGGACAATGACCAGCTGAGCCACGCGGTCGCCAAGCTCGGGGACAAAGCCCTCGAACTTGAGCTGGATCTCACCACGGTAGTCAGAGTCAATGACTCCAACCGTGTTCTTCAGCTTGAAACCCTTAGCGCCGAGGCTAGACCGGGGGACAATCATGCCCACCCAGCCTGGCGGGATCTCGGCGTAGATGCCAGTCCCGATGACCGAACGATTCTCGAGTGAGTATGCGTACAGATCATAGCCGCCAGACGTAGAGGTCGCCCGCTCCAGGGGCGGACCATCGCTCACATAGCGGAGCTTATTGTTATGGAAGGTAGTACTCTCGACGTTGAAATTATTACCGCCGTTGTATTCATTAGACTCTACCGTAGTAGAGCTAGGGTTCTCAAAGATATCAGTGTTCATTCTTGTTTCCTTGTGGGTGTGTCATAATATTATATCTCTCGGTGCGCTTTCTATTCTTCTCTATGAATGGTCCATCCAAAGTAGGCCTTCCCGGTATCAGGAGAAGGGATTATATAGGACGTGCTCTTGCTTATCCTGGTCCCATTCGTGGTGTCGAACGAGCCTTACGCACCTGGCTTGGGCCAGACAGTAGTCCAGATCATAGCCCTTGTTCTTGTAAAGAGTTATAATAGCCTCAGCTTTTTCTGAGTTCTCAAACATTGACAGGTACTTCTCGGCTTTCTTAGGTCCCATCTTAGGGATGCCGGGGATGTTATCTGTCGAGTCGCCCATGATCCATTGCTTATAAAAGAAATCATCGGCCTCGTCTTGGGTGATTAGCTTAGGGAATGCCATCTTGTCAGGGTTCCAGAACCATCCAGGTACTGAGGTCATGTCCTTATCCAGGCTAACGCCTACGCATTTCCCTGAGGACATGCCAATGCCAATAAGATCATCAGCTTCCATGCGCTCACGGAAGACAATCTCCTCTCGGTTGGCTACCATTTCTTTCATCATCCCTAGTTGTGAGGGTACCGGCTTACCTTCTCGGTTGTCCTTATAGGTGGGCCAGAAATCTTTACGGTAGTTGTCCTTACGAGAGCAGGACATGGCTACCAGCCGGCGTTCAGTGCCAGCCGGTGTCCAGAAGTCGATGTCAAACTTGAGCCTCTCGCTGATCTCCTCGTGACTAGGCTTGTTCTTCTCTGCCCAGCAGGCAGCGCGGAAAATTACCAAGTCGCCATCAAGTATTGCTGTCGTCGGCATCGTCTCGGTCATCATCTTCCTCCTTTTCCAAGGTACCTCGAAGCTCATCCAACAGATCGTTGAGTTCCTTGTCTACCTTCTCGTCATTAGCAGGGCGATTCTCCAAGGCAGAGTTGCAACCTTCGCAGTCACATGCTTCACTCTTGTGAGTAATCATTACTGTACTGACAAACAGATCTGCCCAGCGAGCAATCTCTTTGGGAGTTCCATCGTTACGCAAGACATAATCAAAGCCGACGCTATAAAGAGCCTCAGACTTACACTTCTCGGCAGCATTAGCCATCTCTTCTGACTCGTGGTTGCGCCACTCGCCAGTAGGATCTTCAATCTTTCGTGTGCCGTGCTTGACAAACAAAGAGATAGCATCACACTTGTTAAGCATCCTGAGTTCGTTAGGGTACCGGACATCGTCTACTAGGTAGAGGCACGGGCGGTCAGCCTTGTCCATCTCTTC